ATTTGGGCGAATAATCAATATTTTCTATCGGCGACGAGAGCTGCGCCGATAGATTAAACGGCTTTTAAAGGCCCTTAAATTTTAAGTCAAAGGAATAAAAATGAGCAAGAAAAACGAAATCATCGAGCAAGACGGCATCAAATACACCGTCGTTACGTTATCAGACGGCAACGAAGTTAAAATCAGACATCCAAAAGGCAAAGATCTTCGCTTTGCTATGAGCGCAGGCAGAAGCAATGAGGCCGATTTGACCTTTAGGCTAGCCAGCAACCTTACTTGCATGAGCGAAGCGGAGCTTGAGGAGTTAGAGGCTAAAGACTGCTCGCTTATTCTTAGCGCGGTAGCGGGTTTTTTAGCGTAGGCCACACTCGCGAGGGCGTGGCGATAATAGGACACGCGCTTCATTTTTCGTTTGATGAAATTATGGAGTTTTACGTAGACGAATACGAGGATTTTTTAAAAATAGCGATGGAAATTTTAAAGGCTAAATCTCAAAGTTTGGCGTAAAAGATATAGCTTATTAAGAATTTAATGACGCCCTGAAATAGTATGGAGCCAAAGGCGCAAGCAAGAGCTAATTCAATGCTAAAAAAGCCTATTAGCCCTGAAAAAATTAGAGCCGAGGCTACAAAAATGCTAACGCTACCGTCTTTTCCTTCATCAAAAAGGAAATCTATATTAGGCGTAGGGCGATCTTTGACGCACGGGGCTAATCCAAAAGCGTTAAGCAAAGCGAAGATCGGTATGGCTAAGACGGTTCCGAAAAATAGTCCGCCCGCGATATTATCGCTATTTGGCATTTTACCCTCGATCATATAGGCGCCAAGAGTTCCTAAAAGCAGAACGAATAAAAGAAAAATGAGCCGTTTCATGCAGATATTTTAAACTAAAAAAGCCGTAAAGTCAAGGAAAGGAAAACGGACATGGATAGCACGCAAGTGGGTATATTAATTAGCCTAAAAACGGCCGGGTTTAGTGCGTTATCGGGCAATATAAGCTCGCTTAGCAAGCTTAGCGCCGGGCTTGAAAAAGTTGGAAAAAACGTTACTGGGCTAAATGAAAAAATAGCTAAAATCGGCGCCTTTAAAACAAAGATCGATACGAATTTGGGCAAGATCAGCGGCGAGCTGGGCAAATGGCAAAGCAGCTTAGCTACCGCGGCTAGTTTTGCGGTACCGGTTAAACTCGCCGTAGATTTTGAAAGTTCGATGGCGGAAGTTAAAAAATACGTCGATTTTAAAAGCGAAGACGAGGTAAAAATTTTAGGCGAGCAGATAAAACAGCTAAGTCGCGAACTCGGCGTAAACGCAAACGAGCTAGCGCAAATTTCAGCCTCCGGCGGACAGCTTGGGCTTGATAGTTCAAAGATCGCAGACTTTACAAAGCTAGTCTCTAAAATTGGCGTAGCGTTTGATATGAGCGGTAAAGATGCGGGCGATGCGATTGCGCTAACGATGAACAACCTCAAACTAGGTATAGACGAGATAGCCACCTTGGGCGATAAGATAAACTATCTTGACGATAAAATGTCTATGGTAAAAGCAAGAGATATTATAAACGTAATCGGTCGTACGGCGGGCTCAGGTTCGATATTGGGGCTTAAAGGCGATAAAATTTCGGCTCTTGCTAGCAGCTTTTTGTCTCTAGGCAAAGCTCCTGAAGTGGCTTCGACGGCAATGAACTCGCTATTTAACAAACTTGCAAACATTGACGGACAAGACGAGAAATTTAAAAAAGCTCTGCAAAGCATTGGAATGGATGCAAACTACTTAAAGGTTGCAATGGCACGCGATGCTAGCGGTGGGCTTGATATGTTTTTAAACACTCTAGCCAAAGTCGATAAAAAGGCTCAAATGGGCGTGCTAACCGATCTATTCGGTACTCAATTTGCCGACGATATGGGTTCGCTAGTAAACGCGATCGGTCAATACAACCAGGCTGTAAATTTAGTAAACGATAAAGGAGCGATCGGCAGTACGGACGAAGCGATGAAGGCAAAACTGGCCACTACTAAAAGTGGGCTAGAAAGACTTACTCAAAGCTTTATAACGTTAGGCGTTACGATCGGCGAAGCATTTTTACCAACGCTAAATTTAATAATATCGGGACTTTCAAAAGTAGCAAACTCTATAATCGCATTTACCAAGGCGTATCCGAATTTTTCAAAGGCGCTATTTGGTATTGCGGGCGGTATGCTCGCTATCATTACAGTGGCTCCTATGCTTAAAATTTTATGGTGGAGTCTTAATATAGCATGGCAACAAGTTAAAATTTTAGGTACTGGCATAAGCTTTTTAAATAGCGTATTTAAACTCAAATACTTATCTACCCTAAAGCTAAACGCTGCGTATTTGATTACCTCTGCTCGTATGAAAGCCGCGGCAGCGGCTACCTGGATAGCAAACGCCGCGGGTAAAGCATGGGCGGCGACTATGGCGGCGGTAAGAGGCGCGTCTCTCGCGGCTGCGGCCGGTATGAAAATAATGCGTCTAGCCCTAATCTCTACCGGCATCGGAGCCCTGGTAGTAGCCCTCGGAGCGGGCGCGGCATGGATTATAGAAAACTGGGACAAAGTAAAAACCTTTTTTGAAAACATCTGGGAGAGCGTAAAGCCCTATTGGGAAGCTACTTCAAATTTCTTTAGCTCTATATTCGATTCGGTAGTAGAGTGGTGGAGATCTATATTCGGAGGCTTTTTTGATTGGGTATCCGAGAAATTTCAGTGGGTCGTAGATACCGTTAGCTCTATCGGCGATGCGCTCGGGGCGGCTACCGATTGGACGAAAGACGCCCTTGGTATAGGAGACGGCAAAGAGAGCAATTGGTATAACCCTTTTTCTTGGTTTAACGACGAAGAGCCTCAAAGCGCGCCGATAAAGGCCAAAGAGGCCTTATCCGCGGCAACCAAGCCCCAGGCGACCTACCAAGCCAAGGCCGCGGGGCTAAACGGAAGCGTAAATATAAGCTTTAACGGCGATTTTTTGCTTAATTCAAATAACGGTAAATTCGATTTAGAGAGCTTTAAAGCTCAAATAACAAGAGGCGTCAAAGAGGCGCTTAAAAGAGATGAATTTAACAGCGCCAACACCGAAATAAGAGAGCAAAGGTAGCGATATGGTATTAAATTTGGGCGGATTTAAATTTAACTGGAAGCAAGTAGGCGGTATATCGCTGGAGACCGAGTTTGGCATAAGCTCGCAGGATCGTATCCAAAATCACCCCGTTTTATTTGCGGCAAATCTCGGCAACCAAACCGTGAATATAGAGGGGCAGACCATGCCCTATAACGGCGACAAACAAACGGCGTTAAAAAGGCTTTACGAGCTGGCGCACGGCAGGCAAAGCTACCCGCTCACTAACGGAAACGGCAAATATTTCGGCAGGTTCGCGGTTATTAAAATCAGCGAAAAACAAGCCGTATTTACCCCAAACGGAGCGTTTTTTACGCAGAGTTTTAGTTTGGAACTAAAAAGGGATTACGATGGATAAAATTTATATAGCTAAAGACGGCGATAGGCTCGATACTATCGTTTACGCGCATTACGGACATTTAAGATTTTTCGAGCAAGTATTAGCTCTAAATCCAAAACTAGCCGCTACGCTTAAAGCGGACGACAAGGTATTTTTGCCCGAGATAAAGGAGAGAGCCAAGGAGCAAAATAAGCTATGGTAAAAATTCATGACGAAAAAATTACCGCGCCGCATTTTTCGCTTAGGCAAGGCGGCGGCGAGCGAGACAAGGGAGCGTATGCGTTATACGTAACCGAAGTCGAGCGAGACGGCAACGAAGCATAAGTAGAAAAAGGCAAGCGATGAAACACCCGAATTTCAAGCTCGAAGCAAACGGTAAAGATATTACGGACGTTATCAGGGCAAATTTAATCGACCTAGGCTTTGACGACAAAGAGGGAAGCAAAAGCGACGAGATAAGCTTTAGCGTTAGCGGTATATACGCCAAGCCCGTATTCGGCGATAATCTAAAGCTTTGGCTAGGATACGGGGACGATCTTTATCTTTGCGGCTCGTTTAGCGTGCAAACGGCTAGTAGAGACTATAAAAATTATACCACTGAAGTAAGAGCCACTGCCGTAAATTTCGCTAGCCCTCAAAAAATCAAAAAGCGCAGAAGCTGGGAGAATACCACCGTATTTGAAATAGCAAAGAAGATAGCCGGCGAAAATAAGCTTGCCGTAAAAATGTCCGGACAGGATCAAAACATCGCATCCGTCTTGCAAAACGACGCGGGGGATCTAGATTTCTTGTATGGGCTGTGCTTTGATTACGGCTTTATCATGGCCGTAAAAAATAACACCATCGTCATAGCCTCCAAAGACGCCAAAGGGGACGAAACGCAAACTTCAAACACGCCTAAAAACGAGAGTTTGCCTAAATTTACCCTAAATTTAGCCGAGCTTTACTCCTTGGAGATAACCGAAGCCAACAGAAACTCATACGGAGCGGTTATAGTAGAGTGGCAAGACATAGAAGTGGGAAAAACGAAGAGTATTAAGGTAGGCGCAGGAGGGCAAACCTACAAGATGCAAATAGCCCAACCAAAATCAGATAACGAGGCTTTTAGACAAGGCGAAGCCAAGCTAAACGAACTACAAAAGGGCGGAATAAACGGTAGGTGCTCTTTACCCGGAGCAAATATAGTAGCGGGCGGAAAGCTTAAATTTAGCGGTATAGCGGGAGTAGAAGCAAACGAATTTAGCATCAAAAGCGTAAGCCATAGATTGAGTACGGATAATTACGAAATAGAGATTGAATTTGAGGGGTAAAAAAAATACGAAGCAAAGCCGCCGGCAACCCCACCTCGTAAATACAAAGTAGCAATGTAATATTACTAAATTTTCTTACAAGGTAGCGAAAAAATTTAAATTTGTAAGGAAAATCATGAATACTACTAAACTAAAGGCTCCATTTGCCTGGGTAGGCGGTAAATCAAAGTTGGCAACCAAGATAATCCCTCTTATGCCACCACATATTAAATATGTTGAGGTATTCGGTGGTGCGCTATCGGTGTTTTATCAAAAAGAACCAAGCAAAATCGAGATAATCAATGATATCAACGGCGATCTCATAAATTTACACCGCATTATTGGGACTAGACCGCAAAGCCTAAGTGCCTATGTGAACGCTATGCTAAAAAGCCGCGAGATATTCTACGCCATAAAAGAGGGTAAGATAAAACCTAAAAACAAGATAGAGGCTGCGGCGTTTTACTACTATCAAATAAGCCTAAGCTTCGGCGCAAAAGGGGATAATTTTGCTATGCCCAAAAACAGGAGTGCTAAAAATATATACAGGGATTTTTCTATATATTCAAGGCGTCTAAAGCGCGCTTCTATAGAAAATTTGAGCTATGAAAAGCTGATAGAACAGTATGACGGCACCGACACTCTCTTTTACGCAGATCCGCCTTACGTAGGCACAGAAAGCTATTACAAGACGGCGGATGGATTTACGACGTCTGATCATCAGAATTTAGCTCAAATCTTAAAGAGCGTCAAGGCTAAATTTATGCTTAGCTATAACGACTGCGAAATGGTACGCGATCTTTACGCGGGCCTTAATGTCAAAGAGCTTGAGGTAAGTTATAGCCTAAACAACGCAGTGGAAAGAAAAACTAGCGGCGAGCTATTGATTATGAATTTTTAAGAGGCGGCGGTTTATGCCGCCCCACCTAGTCTTTTTAATTCTTTGTAAAGAGCAGCCATGTATTTTTGATTTTTAACATTACAGACTAGCTCACCACAGTTTATGGCCTTTTCACATCTTATAATCTCGCTTTTGATATCGGCTATTTTATATTCATACCTACCCTCTATCGTTATCTTGGCATTCCAGCTCGGGCTCCATATACAAAACATTGTTCTGCTCCTAAAATCAAAATCCCGGGCTTCTATGATCAACCTTTTAAGCTCGGCTCTTACCATATTATCTCCTTTGTTTCTTTATAGTAGACTATAACTCTACACAGCTGTGTATGGGCTGTGGTTTGGGTATATTCCTTATAAAACATAATAAATTTTAACATTTGGACTAAAATTAGATAAATTTATTACAAAATAAAACCAAAAGGAGAGTGTATGAATATGAACGAAGTTACGGAAAGATTAAAGGATATATTGGCTACCGAAGGCAAGAAAAACATTAAAGACGGCGATGTAGCTAGAGAACTGGGGATAAACCCCAACGCCTACGCTCAGATGAAATTTAGAAACGCCATACCGTATAAGCAAATAATGGATTTTTTGGTAAAACGCAAAATTTCTATCAATTTATTCTTTTACAATCAAGAGGGCGAAAGTTTGGACGAGTCCGAAAAGAGATATAAAACTCTAAGGCTATTTAACGTTAGAGCAAGCCTCGGCGGCGGAGGTTGGAATGAAGACGAAGATTTTGACGAGGTAGTAATGGACAATAAAATATTAAATAAATTTAGTAACTGCAGCGGGCCTTATCCTGTTGATATTATACCGGCTCAAGGCGATAGTATGGAGCCCCATCTTTGCAACGGGGATTTATGCATGATAGCAAGAGGTGTACCATATAAAGACGGAAACGTATATGCGGTAAATACTCCGGACGGGCTAGTCATCAAAGAGTGCTATAAACAAGGAGAAGAATTAATGTTAGTATCTTACAATCCTATTTATACACCTATGAGATTTTATCAATGTGAATGTCAAATAGTAGGTAGATTTGTAGGTCTACTTAGAGACATGAAGCATATAGATTAAAATAGAACAAGAGTTTTAAAGACATTTTAAAAGGCGTTTAAAAAGGACAAAATCGGCATATAAAATGAGAGTGAAAGAATATGGATTTCTGCCTCGCTCTCATTTTATATGCAAGATACTCTTATTTTAAATGCGCGCCGATATAACTTAAGGCAAATTTTAAAATACAAAAAGTAAAATCAAAGTTTATTAAAACGTAAATTCGGCTCGAAAATGCCGTCAAATTTGCGATATCAATCAAAAAATGAA